TTAACACAACAAAAACACCTAATCCCATTAATCTGGCTGGATCAATTAAACCCTCACCACCTACAGAAGATGCAAGATTATAATCTTTTTCTACCTGTACACCTCTAACAATTCCCTCACCTGCTCCGATTACTGCACCGATCACAGGATTAAAACCCCCTACTAATCCTTTAACAAAAGACAAAGACGTATTCAATACACTTCGACCTAATGCTTTTTTTTCTGTTCCTTTCATGGTTTTATTATTTTTAATGTTTCTAATCCTGTGAATAATGTATCTATATGTAACCAATCCCTATTTTGACCTCTAGTTAATTCTGGATCCTCAATTCTAGTTACTCCTAAATCTTTAAATATATCCTCATAGTTATCAATAATTATCTGAGCCATTTGAACAGATGATAAATCTCCTATTTTTAAGTCCATACCAGCACCAAATTTATGAGCTGAGTATGTTGCACCTATTGATACGTTAAAATCTCTTAAACCGCTGTTAGAATAAACTCCACCTGTAGCCCAATTATTAATAGTAACACTTAACCCTGTGAAACTTCTGATACATTGAGCAATTTTAATTAGTTCTGGTCTAATGTAACGCTGTGAATCTGCTCCAAACCTTTTATATGTTGTCGGATTGATCAGCTCATCCAAAAAGAAATTTTGTGATATTTTTATTCTATCCATTTTTATTGTTTTTTAAATCTGTCGTAAATTTTGAGATACATTCCTAGTAAAACCGCAATAATTGAAGCTATATAAAAACACGCCTCTATTGCCGGTAAAGACTCCGCTAACATTTGACTGAATCCCCCAAGGAAACCAGCTACCATTAATAAATTACCTTTAAGGTCTAGCATTTTTTTTTGTTCTTATTTACTATTTGATTAATGTATTTTTTTAACTTAACTTTATTTACTTTGTTATATTTCCTTTTCATGATCTCGGTATATAAATACCTCCAAAAAATCCAGTTTTTCCTGAGGCTTTTTTCTCATTCGTTTCCCTGTTCTCTGTTAGTTCAGAAAATAAACTCTCATAAGTACATAAATATTCATTCAATCGCTTTGTATAAAATTCAGCTGAATCTCTCACAGAGTTTCTAAGCCATTTAATATCATCTACTCCAGAAGGTGTTGAACTATCTGAGTTCTTCTGTGTAACAGCTTTATTTGTAAGTTTGAACCCTATAAACGGCATAGATTCATACAACGTCCACTCCGCTAATGTTGGATTAATAAAATCATCTAGTAAAGTTTTATAATCTAGCTCTGTCAAAATGGCACCAGAAACAATTTTAGCTTTGATTGCTTCATACAATAAAGTTCCTAAAGCTGTTTGGATATGGATGTCCTGAGATTTGAAAATAAAAGGATCTAACAAAGTATTTGACACATTACCGTCTATAGGTGTATTTTCTTTTAAATATTCAGAAGTTATAAATTTAACTTTACTCATTACAATGTATATTTTACTAATTCAACACTCTCATTAAAACCTGCACCCTTTGCAATTCTGGTTAATACGTCCTCAATTACTTTCTGCTTTGAATCTATATAAACAGCTTGAAAAATCTCTAAACTCTCAACCATCTCATTTTTACCACCTAATGAACCAGCAACCAAAACGCCAAACAATTGGGGGTTTGTTACTTCATGACCGATCATGATCTCATTTCTAATCTGTTCAGCCAGATTCATGTAACGATCATCTGTAGAGTTTAACTCTATAGGTATTAATTCAGGCTTTTGCTCTATACCATCAGAATAGGTTAATATGAATTTTCCAGCATTATCTGATCCGCTGTAGTTCTTCTTAAACTCTGTAGCTGCCTCCTCCATTTCCTCAGTAGATGGTACACCTGTAGCGAAGTTTAAAATAAAACCTGCACTAAATCCGTTTTGTATGCTGGATAAATGAAAATTGCTAATCTCATAATCTGCCTCAATCCATTGTAAAGTACTAGAATATGCTGGAATTGGATAATATGAATTACTAGCATTATACTCTGAATAGTTAAAAATCTGTATAGGATTCTTTTGTGCAATAGCTGTATTATATAGAGGTATTTCAACGGGTGCATACTCCTCTTTTTTTGCTTGTTTCCAATCATTAGAAAACATTAAAACACCCTCTGTTGTTGACTCTCTTATTTTGTCATAAGGTATATGCTCAACAGCTCCGATTTTCTCACCGTTATTTGTGAATTTAACCAGAATATTAAACCCTCCAAATATTTCTAAATCATAAGCAACCTTAGAAACTACACTATCAAGGTTATCACCTTTAGAATTATATTTATCAAAGAAAGCTGTTAGCTCTGCACTTAATAGAGTGTCATCAACACCACCTCCAGCAATCATTTTTGCTTTTCGGTTAATAATTGCTTTATGTTTATTTGATCTATTGTTATATATATCTAGTAATTCAGTAGGATAATCATTTTTTTTGCCATAATCAATCCAGCCTCCAGCCTTGTTTTCTTTAAAAACAGGCGTACGGGTTTCTTTATTAAAATTAATAATCTTAAACCCTATTTTTTTCTCCTCGTTTGTCATTATCCTTTATATGTATAATCTGTTTGAACCTCTGAATATGTATCGACAACAGTATCTGCCTCATAAATTTGCCAGATTCCAGCCTCAGCCGCTCCTATAATAGTGTTTGCTGTTCCATCTGTAGTCTCATAAATGATATATCTGTAATCGCCTATAGTTAAATTAGTCGTTTGAGCTGCTGATATCGTGAAACTGTTGTATCTCTCAGGATATAAACTATTATCTGTTGATGTGAAAGCTAAATCCTCAGCTGTATTATCAAAACTATAAACCACAAACCAATACAGAGGGTTATCTATAGTCGCACACTCAGTAAGTGTTACAATTATCACTGTTTCAATTCCTTTTTTAATTCTAATCATTACTAATAAATATAAATAATAGTGTTTTGTTAAAACAAAAGAGGCTCACCATATTGGCAAGCCTCTCAAATAGAATCTTTATATTAACTTTTATCCTATTGTAATAATAGATAACGAGTTGTCAATTGTTACTGCTGGTTCTGGTTCTTTACCCATGAAAGTAACAGTATAACCGTTTAAATCTCCGTATGCTTTGCCAACTCCTCCAGCTACTTCTGTAACTCTCACACCGTTTTGTTTACCAACTAAATGATAAACTCCAGCCTGATCTAAAATAATTAAACTCAAATTAGCCTGAGCTAATAATTTAATTTGATTCTTAATCGCTGCTGTTGCTTTGTGAAAAGTCATCGTAACAGATTGCTCATAAAAAACAGTACCGTTTTCATTTGAAATAGATGCCGTTTCTGTAAATTCTCCTGTTTCGTTCTCCTGCTCAAACGTGTAATATGTTGGAGAGGTTGTAATCGTGTCTATCTGGTTAGATACATCTACAGTATAAACAACAGTAGGATCAAAAGTTGCAATTAATGCGTTTTGTATACCTCCTACATTGTCTCTACATCCTAGAGCATAACCAGCTGCTATAATACAAGCCATATTTTTTTATTTTTTAATATTTATATAAAAGGGGAGTTTTTACACCCCCCTATTTAATTATAGACTGAACTCAACTACTAACTCAGGGAAAGCAACTTGTACTCCTAGCTTCCATTTAGATAAGAATCTAACCTCATCATTATCCTTTGAAAAGAAGATATCAAATGATTCAGCATCACTCAATAAATCAGTACCTACATAGATATTAGATGCTGGTGTTAAATACATATGATCCAAACCGCTCAAACCTTTAATTGCAACCGCTTCTACATTAGTCCCTGGTATCATGATTTTGAAATCAGCACCTTCATCACCTGTATAGTGAAACAAATTAGCGTTTCTCAATGCCTGAGTATATAATCTGTAGTATGCATGAGGTAAAAATAATTTCAAATCATCAGCATCAATTATTGCCTCTGGTGTAGCTGCAACCATTGCATCAACTGTAGCAATAATATTTGAAACTGTTGGAGCAGCAACTAAAACTGCTGTATTTCCATCAATTACAGTTGCTATCTCAGTTGTAGATAATAACAATACTAAACCATTTGCGAAAGCAAGATTTCCAGCACCTCCAGCAATATCACCTTTCCAGATTAAATCTTCAATAAGAGCCATTAACTGATCTCTTTTCTCTTCTGCATATATTTGTTCAAAAGGAATAGACTCATTGT